GATCGGCCCCGTGCTCTTGCTCGTGTTATTCGAGACGGCGCCGCCCATGGGCGCGGGCACCGCCACCATGCTCGCCACCGAGGCGTTAACCTCCGCGCTGCCGTCGTCGACGCCTTGCGCGTAGCCCTCGGCCGTAAAGCCACCGAGCTCGGCGAAGACGCGCGACGGCGACCCCATGCCGAGCACCTCCATAAATGCATTCTTCGCTTTCGTCGCGAGATTCGAGACGGCGTCGACCACCCATTTTGCGCCGTTCGTGATCCCGCCCACGATGCCGTCGACGATCGCTTTGCCGAGCGCGCTCCAATCAACCCCGGCGAAAAACTCGACGACCTTTTTGCCCGCCCAATAGAGCGCATAGACCACGCCGGCCGCCAAGATGAACGGCGAGAGAAACCAGATAGCGACGGCCGCGAGCGTGATGCCCACCCCGGCGAGGGCGACGGCGAGCAAGCCGAGCACGGCCGCAAGCGCAATGCCCGCGGCAACGCCTCCCCACATAGCGACCTTGAGCCAATCGATTTGGCTAAGCGCGTCGCTATCCCCAAACGCGTCGCGTAGCGCGTTGCGTATGGTGAGAAAGGCGATGGCGCAAAGGAGCGCGACGATAATTACCCCCTTGAAAAACTCGGCGACGAGCGGCCCGAGAAATTCCACCGCGTCGGCGATGGGTTGAAACATGACCTCCACGATCGTCTTAATGGCTTGGCCGGCCGAGGTCGTCTCATCGAAGACCGCAAGGATCGCTTGCAAGCCCTTTAAGAAAGGCTCGACATTCAGCCCCGCGAAGAGCTTGCCGATATTCTCTTTTGCCTTGGCCGTTTGCACGGTGAGCGAAAGCATTTGAGCGGCAGCCACCCCGCCAAGCTTGCCCTTGACCGTTGCGCTAAGCGCGTCGACGGATTGCCCCGCGGTCTTCGCGGCCTTGGCCGCTTTCATGAAATCCGCGGCGGCGCTATCGCCCATTACCGACGAGCTAATCGAGACGGCTTCTAGCGCGTCTTCGAGCTCGCCCCCGCGTAGCCCGGCCTGGTAGAGCTCTTTGGCGTACCCGGAAACCTTCTCGCTCGAAATGGCGACCCCGCGGCTCACCCCATCGATCGCGCCTTGCAGCTCGTAAGCCGCGTCTTCGCTGCCGGTGAGCCCTTCGAGCAAGAGAAATTGCGACCTCGACGCGTCCGAGCTCACGATCGCGAATTGAGCTAGCGCGACGTACCCGGCGATTACCGCGGCCGTAAGCGCGGCCATGGCCGCCGCTGCCGCCACCGCGACGGCCACGAGGCCGGCCGCGCCGATCGCGCCCTTCAAGGCTTCGGCCTTTTCGAAGAGCCCGCCCATGGGGCCCATGCCAGCCTTGGCCGCTTTCATGAGGTCGGAGACGCTGCCCTTAGCGTTATCGTTCGCCGCGCTCGCCTCTTTCACGGCGCCCTTAAGCTTGGTCGTCGCGGCGGCCGTCTCTTTGAAAACGTCTTTCACCTTGGTCGCCTCTTTGGCGACCTTGGCGAATGACCCGCCGAGCCCCACGTAACTTTCTTGGGCCGACGCGATGGAGATTTTTTTCGCGTTGATTTGTGCCGCGAGCGATTTGAACGCTTGCACGTTGACCGCGGATCCGCCTTGCAAATTCTTCATGGCCGCTTGCATGCCCTTAAGCGCCGATGTGTCTTCGTCGATCGTCGCGCGTAGCTTGGCGAGCTCGGCCGCCGCTTCGTTGGCGCCCGTCTGCTCTAGGTCGATCCGAAATGTTGCGGTCTTATCGGCCACGCGTCCCCCCCGGGCTACTCCTTAGCGGTCAACAAACGGCGTATGTTCTTAAGCTCGTAAAGGGCTTCGGCGATGAGCACGGCCCCCACCATGGCCTTGGAAAAAAGCTCGTCGTCTTCGCTGCCGTCGCTTAGCAAAAGGCTACGTAGGCATTCCGCGGCGATCCCGTGATCGTGCCGGCACTCACCTAGTAGCCTCGTTATTTTCCCTGGATCGCCTCCCTTCCAATGCCGGCGAGCGCGATCACCGCATTGGCCGCGAGCAAGAGTGCGGCCGGCACTTCTTCGGCGATGCGATCGAAAGTGACCTTGTCCGGATACACGAGGCAAGGCCTAACGAGCTTATCGAGATCTTCCGTTTTCGCGTCGCCCTTGTCCATGTATTTCTTAAAGAGAAGATGATTGGGTTTCTTAACCACAATCATCCCGGCGTCGGTGTTGACGACTTTGATCGATTTTCCGACGGGGCCGTAGGTCTCCTCGAGCTCGCTAAGCTTCGTCTCTTCGCGTAAGGCGCGCTCTTCTTTCTCGACCTCCGCGCGCGCGTCGGCGAGGCGCTTGCGCGTAGTGGTCGCCGTTGCAAGCTCGGCCCGATCGGCTTGTGCCTTTTCGAGTCGGGCTTGCAGCTCGGCGAGCTCTTTGGCTTCGCGGTCTTCGGGGGGGCTTGCGCTCATCGGGTGCCGTCCGAGTTATCGAAGAGCGTGGCGCCGTTGCGCTTGGCGTACATATAATCGACCTCGAAATCTTCCTTGAGCGGGTCGGGGCTTTCGTCGTGCGAGGTCGAATCCGCGGCCCACACGCAATCCACGAGCTCTTCGGTGATAGGGCTTTCGTCGTCTTCGACGTATTGGATCACGATTTGGAAAACGACGTCTCCATAGTTTTTGCCCGTCGCCGACTTTGCGGCGAGCGCATCGCGGGCCGCTTGCACGCTCGATTTCCACCCGGTGAGCTTGGCGTTTTCCACGGTGTATTTGCCGCGTGGTCGGCCGCGGGGGGCGTGGTGCTTGCCCATCCCGTAGGCTTTCGTCCGCTCGCGCTTTTGGCTATGGCTCACGGCCGTGAAACCATAGAAAGCCTCGCCCTCGATTTTGAGAATGATCGAGCCCCACCCGTATTGATTGCCGTTAACCCTAATTGCGTCGGCCATTGTGAGCCCCCTTAGACGGCCACGACGCGAAGCGCCGGGTTATTGAAACCTAGAACTATCTCGATAAACTTCGGGTACGCGAGCGGCACTAGCCGACCGTCGCCGGTGAGCGTTTGCGTCGAAATCAGGTTATCGGTACGCGAAAGAACAAATTGCACGTCGCTCGCTTTCGGCTTCTTCATGAGCACCGTTCGCAATTGAGCGAGGGCACCGGCCTCGATTTCGAGCGCGTCGGCTTCGAGGATAAAGCCGGTGGCCTTGTCCACGCGGATCGGCTTCGCGATTCGATGGAGCATGTAGAGTCGCACCGTCTCGCAAAACAAATTCATGACCCGGCGGTAGGGCGCGATTTGAAAATCGGATCCGGTGGGCGCGAAGATCCGCGGCCACGTGATGTAAACCCCCTCTACCCCGTCCCACGTGCGCGCCGTGCCGAAGCGCGAATCGTCGAGGCCGGGGTTTATGGCTTCGTCGTGCTCGTCGGGGTTACCGTTCGAATCGCGGATCGTGACCCCGGGCAGCGGCCCTAGGTCGACCTCGGCTAGGTTGATTTCTTCCGAGACGCTTGATTGGCGAGGCGCTACCGAGAATGCGATCGGCCGGCGATAGTTGCGGTACGAGACGCTAGAGACGGTCTTCGCGGCGCCCGCGTAAAGCGAAAGGCTCTTACAAGAGAGGTCGCCAAAGAGCCCATCAAGCGACGTCTTATACGCCGCTTCAGTTTCGCCCTCGTTTGGCATGCGTGTATTGCCAACGAACCACCGGAATTTACCGGCCGCCGCTAGGCTACTCGCGGCCGTATCGATTGCGGCGAGCGTGGTGGGAAGGATCGGCGCCGTCACGTAAGCGAATTCCCACGGCAAGAGCGCGGCCCCGAGCGCCGTCAATGCCGCCGCGACGGCCGCCGCGTCGGAAATGGGCGCCGTGGTGCGGGTGCTCCATGTGTCACCCGCGAGCAAGGTGCCCGCGCCAATCGCGAAGACCACGCCCGAATTCGGGATCGTGATCGTACCGGCGATGCCGAGCGCCGTGATCGGCGAGTAGGTACGGCCGCCGTCGAGCGTCCATTGGTAGGTGATCCCCGCGGTGCCTTTCGTGCCGCCGCCCACGATGAGCACGCCGGCCTCGTAATCGTCGAGGGGTGCGCTCGAAACGTCATTGGTAATAACGGACGTACCGAGCACCCCATCATCCACGAGCACGCCCGCGGCGCCCGGCGTCGAGGTGGCCGACCGAACGAAGATCACCGGCTTGCCATACCGCTCGATCGCGTAACACGCGGCCTCGACGGTAATGCCCTCGCCGAAGTTCGCTTGGATGTCGGACGCGCGCGAAAATGCGGCCGGCGTGGCGATGGCGCCTAAAGAAGCGACCCCCACGAACGCGAGCATTTTGCCCGCCGACGGGGGGAGAATTCCTAGGGCTCCATCGAGCTGTGTAATGATTACGTCAGGTATCGGCACGGCTTCCCCCCTCTTGCGTTAGGACCCCTCGCAACAAATTTCGTCGCCGCTAGGCAGCGCGATCCGGTTCGTGATGTCGCTAATGACTGGCTGATCCGGCATCGGCCAAGCCGAGTCGGGGATCACGCTTTCAATGGTGCACGTCGCGATGATTTCATCGCCGAAGCGCCGTTCGCTCTTTGGCGTTTGCCACTCGCTCGCGAGCACCGCGAACGTGCCGCGCGCCGCGTGGTACATCGCGCGGTACCAAAGATCGTAAAGAAAGCGCGTAGCCTCGTATTGCTTAAGCTCGTCTTCGGGCGCGCTCGCGTCCCACCCCCAAATGTAAACGTGAAAGGATTCCACGAGCGTCGCGAGCGGCTTGGGATTGCGGCCGGGGTTACGCGGTGAATCGATCTTGCCGACGCCTCCCGCCTTATCGCCCCGCACGAAGACGATCCGATTTGCGCGGCCGGTGGCTTGATTCGTTTGCTTGGTCGGCTCGCGCGTACCGAAGCCAAATACGGTGCTCATTCCCCAATCCGAGAAGAGCTCTTGGACGTCGCCGTATAGTTTCGAGAGGGCGAGGGTATCGGCCATTACGCACCCCCCATCAATTCGTCAAACTTGCGCTCGACCACCTTGCGAATGGCAATCGCCATAGGGTCGGGGATGTCTTCGGTGGGGATGATTGGGCGCGCAATGCCGCCCTTAACCCACCCGTGGTGGTGGCGTGCCTCGACGCCGGTTAGCGTGATCAGCACGGTCGCGCCGATGGGCTCGATCTTCACGGCGCCCATCGCATTGCGTAGCGGCTTTTGGCCGTCTTCGGTTAACTCCCACGCGTTGCCGTCGGGCCCCACCGCGGCCTCGACGTTAAGCGTGAGCTCACGCCTCACGGCCACGGCCACAAGCGGCGCGGCCTCTTTTGCAAAGCCCGTAAGGTTTTGCACGTGCCGGATAAAAAGATCGAGCTCGGCGAGGGCAGCGGCGTTATTAGCGGCCATGATTCTCCTCGGCGTTTTCCCGTTGGACATCGGTCCACACGTACGGGCTCGTTTCGGAATACGATTGCGGGCCGCCCGCGACGACGGCCGACGCGGGATCTGTCTCCTTGAGCGGCAGATCAAAAAGGCCGGTGTCTGAATTCGCGGCCTCTTTGATCTCCGATAGCGCCGCGGCAGCGTCGGCCACGATCGCCTCGAATTGCGCGTCGGACGGGTTGACCCCGCGCCGAAGAAATACGCGCGGCGTTACAAGGCGCGCGAGCCAACCTAGAATGACCTCGGGGTAAGGCGTGAGAAAAGGGACGGCGTAACGCTTGCGCAAAATGGAATCCATGCGCGAGCTCCATTCGCTAAGCTGCGCGGCCGTGTAGCCATTGGCCGCAACTTCGACCGCGTCGACGTCCTCTTTGGGCATCGTGGATCGCGTCTTGAATTCTGCGAACGTGAGATACGCCACCGGGCCCCCCCTAACGGGCCCGACCCGGCGGATAGCTTTTCACCCCGGGCCGGATCCCCCTATTGCCAATTAAGCGGCCTTGACCTTAAACAGCAGCCAAGGGTGGCCGGGCGCCGCGACGTTGCGCCCGCTCGTGTGCCATTCGAGGATATCGGCGCGATCCAAGATCGCGTCGACGCCATTGCCCCCACCGCGCCCGGTGTAATACCGGATCGTGAAAGGCTCGCGATCGACGTACGCGACGGCGCTTAGTTGCGAGCTCGCGATTTGCTCGGCCAAAACGAAGTAGCTCGTTTCGGATTCGTACCCCGCGAACTCGTCGGCTTGGATCGGCATCCCATAACCGAGCGCCGAGATAAGACCTTGGATATCCGAGCTGCCCCCTTGGGCCGCCGCGGCGCCCGCGGTCATTGCCAAAAACTTCGCGCTCGTGAGCCCCACCGCGCGCGGGAATAGCGTGGGCCCGCAAATGATGCCGGCCGGCCGAAGCCCGCGCGGGTCGCTTCCATTCGGCATCTTGATCGACGCGATATAGCCATAAACCTTCGCGAGGTTTTGGAGGGCAATCTCCATCGTGACCGAGTCGTCGATCTTGCACGCGCCGGGGTAGATCGCTTTGTTCGGATCCGTCGTCGGCGCCGATGCGGCGGCCCCCGTGAAGAGATTGCAG